GGCGGCAGTCGGTACCGCGACAGTCGCCATCGGTAAGACCGCACTTGACGCATATTCGAATTATGAGCAGTTAGTCGGCGGTATCGACACCCTGTTCAAAGCCTCGTCGGGCAAGATGCAGCAGTATGCCGCAAATGCATACCAGACGGCTGGCGTATCAGCCAACCGCTATATGGAGATCTCGACGTCGTTCGCCGCTGCGTTGATCAGCTCACTCGGCGGTAACACTGAGGCTGCAGCCGATATGGCCAATACAGCCATCACGGACATGAGCGACAACGCAAACAAGATGGGTACATCGCTCGAGACCGTCCAAGAAGCATATATGTCGCTGTCGCGTGGCAACTACGAGATGCTCGACTCCCTGAAACTCGGCTACGGTGGCACTAAATCAGAGTTGGAGCGCCTGCTTTCAGACGCCGAGAAGTTCTCGGCAGCGCAAGGCAAAGTACGCGATTTCTCTGTCGACTCATATTCCGACATCGTCGAGGCCATCCACATCGTGCAAGACGAGATGGGCATCACAGGTACGACTGCGGAAGAGGCAGCGACTACCATCGAGGGTTCCGTCAACATGGCGAAGGCCGCGTGGGATAACTGGCTTGCCGGCCTCGGCAATGAAGACGCAGACATGGAAGGCCTGACTGATCAGCTCGTCCAGTCTGTCGTCATTGCGGGCAAGAACATCATCCCAAGGGTCGGCCAGATCATGACGACCCTCGGCCAGACGGTCGCAGACTATGCGCCTGGTGTCGGCCTCTACCTCCGCAATGCGCTCATCAGCGTCCTGCCTGAAGCCGTGCAAGGGCCGATGCGCGATGCTTTCGCAGGCGTCGACAAAGTCGTCGGCAAACTCGAAAGCGTATTCAACGACAATTTGAAGCCGGCGGCGGACGCCGCGGACAGCGTGTTCAGCGCGATCAGCTCTGGTGTAAAGACTTTCGGCGATGCAGTCAACGACTTAGTGCTCCCCGCAATCGACCAACTATCGCCCGCTTTCAATGATTTCTTCGGGGCGATCCAAACAGCGCAGCCGCTGCTTGAATTCATCGCGAACATCATCGGCGTCGGGCTCGCAGCTGCGATCAGCACGGCCATCAAGCTGTTTGCGGCCATTACAGAAGTCGTCGCATTTGTCATCACCGGTTTCGCGCAGCTGTATGAAGACATCTCGGGGTTTGTGACAGGCGTCGTGAATTTCTTCACGGTCGATTTGCCGAACGCGATCAACACGTTGGTGCAATGGTTCGCACAGTTGCCAGGCAACATCGCGGCGTTTTTGTCGACGGTCATCACGAATGTCGTCGCGTGGGTAGCAAATATGGCGTCGAATGCCGTGAGCGCCGGCTCGCGGTTCATCTCCGGTATCGCGGGTTTCCTGTCTGCGCTGCCCGGCAATATAGCGTCATGGCTCTCCGGCGTCATTTCGACTGTCGTCGGCTGGGTGTCGCAGTTCGCAAGCAACGCCACGAGCGCAGCATCGCAGTTCGCAAGCAACCTCATCAACGGCCTCGCGTCTATACCCGGCCAGGTTACATCGATTGGTTCTAACATTATTCAAGGTATGGTGAACGGTGTCACGAGTGCCGCAGGCCGTTTGATCGACAGCGTTAAAGGCGCAGTCGACGACGCCATCAATGCCGCAAAAAACCTGCTCGGCATCCACTCACCATCACGTGTGTTCCGTAAAATCGGCCAATACACGATGCAAGGTGCGGCACTCGGTGTCGACGATGACGCCGACGTGTTGTTGAGGTCTACAGATAATGCGATGCGCGGTATGATTTCAACGGCACAAGATATCGCCATGCCCGGCGTCAACAGCACGGCCGGCGGCGAATCGGCCGTTATCAGCTGGCTGGCCGAGAACCTGCCATCCATCATCGCTGAGTTCACGCCCGTCATGGGCGAATCGGAGTTCGGGCGCAAGGCGAGAAAGGCGGTCGCGTATGCTTGATATCAAATACAAGTCAAATGCGGGGACTGTCATCCCGCTCAATTCTGGTGTATATGTCGGCAAGCCGAACGACCTCTTTAGCCGCGAATGGGACTACAAAATCGGGTATCGTGCACTGGCCACGGCCTCGCGCGGTGCCCGCAAGGTCTCATTCAAGGCGTTTTTCGCAAACATGACACAGGCTGACGCTTTCCGCCGATGTGCCGATATGGACATGCAGAAGGGCACGCCCGGCACTATCTATGTCAATGACTGGTTCCAGCGTTGTTTCGTCGTGGCTTCCGAGGTGGACGGCATCGGTGACAATTTCTTCGCGACCAAGCTCACTTTGGTTTTGCTCGACGGCGTATGGCGCAGGGGGACCATGACGGCGTTCGTGCCCGTGCAGGGTTCGGCGGACTATGAGTTTCTCGACTTGCCGCGTGATTTGCCGTACGACCTAGGCGCGACCCCACCGCTGCAATACGCCATCAACCCAGGCTACTCCGACAGCCCCGCGAAGTTTGTCGTGTATGGGCCCGCGGTCAACCCTTCTGTACGCCTGGCCGGCAATCTGTACCAGGTGGACGTGACCGTTCCCGAGGGCGGTCACATGGATATCGACCCGTTGCGACGCACCGTCACCGTGGTCGCCGCAGACGGCACCACGATGGACGCATTCAGCAAGGCGCACCGAGGCAGCGGCGTGGGTTCTGGCGAGTATATCTTTGAGCACGTGCCAGTCGGCACGTCTGAAATCTCGTGGGACAACAGCTTCGGCTTCGACTTGACTCTGTACGAGGAAGAGGGCGAGCCCGCATGGTTTTAGTGGTGAATGATCCAACTGTTGGCGATATTCGCGAAATCGAGGAATTCGAGCTTGACATAGCTTTCGGCAGCGACGAGAACGCACTGAAATTGGAGGCCCGCGCGGGCGAGGCCCCCGAAGAGGGGCAATTCGTGTTCATCGACGGCACCGAGTATGGTGGTGTTATCGACCAGGCGAGCTATGAGGCCGGCAGGGAGGCATCCGGCTCAATTCTATGCAGGGGCCGCACCTGGCATGGTATTTTGGCAGGTAAGCGCCTGCTCCCCGATTCGGGAAGCGGATACCTCTCCGTCAGCGGCAAGGCTGACGATGTGCTCGCGTCGCTCATCGAGCGCATGGGGCTTTCTGGGCTGTTCTCCGCCGCTTCCGACGATACATCGGTGAGTTACACTTTCGATCGATTCGTGGACGGCTACAGCGGCTTGAAAGCCATGGCGAAGGCCAATGGCCGCAAGGTCGGCATGCGCCGCGAGGGTGATAAGGTTGAAATCTCTCTGCCGCCCGTTGTAGACTATGCGAACAAGGTCGATTCCGACCTTTTGGACTTCACACTGACTTCGGTTCACCGCTGTATCAATCACCTGGTCTGCGTAGGTACTGGCGAGCTCGAGAACCGCGCCGTAGTCCATTTCTATGCGGACACGGCAGGTAACGTCAGCCATACCCAGAGCCTCTTTGGAGTCGACGAGATATGTGCGCTCTACGACTACAGCAACGCCGACGAGGCGAAGCTCGAGGAGGAGGGCGGCAAGAAGCTCAGGGAGTACCAGACCCGAGGCAGCGTCGAGGTCGACGCGCACGACGATATCGACGTCGATGTCGGCGACATTATCTCGGCGCGCGATAACGCATATGGTAAGACAGTTAGCGCGACCGTGGTGAAGAAGATCGTGCAGGTCTCACATGGCGTGGCAACATACAGGTACGAGGTCGGCAGTGAGACCACGACGAAGAACTCGACTAGCGCGATCGCCGACGGAGGTGGCGGGCACGCGTACTTTGCGGGAAAAGGCCTGAAGCTCGAGAACTACACGTTTAGTGCGGAGGTCGACGCGGAATCGCTCAAAGCCGTTGAGGCCAAGGCCGACAAGGCCGTAACAGACGCCTCGAACTCGCTCCAGATATGGGCGCAGGCGGATATCGCCATGGGAGAAGTATCCACGCTCACGGAAGGCTCTAAGGCCACCGCGTCGCTCTCGGGCGAGGGGCTGGTCAAGACGCTCTCACTCGGAATTCCGCGTGGCGCGACCGGTATTCAGGGTCCGAGTGGCGAGCGCGGCCCGCGAGGTGAAATCGGGCCGCAGGGCGAGAAGGGTGACACCGGTGAGCGCGGCCCGCGAGGTGAAATCGGGCCGCAAGGTCCAAAGGGAGCCACCGGCG